GAATAAGCTTTAAATGCTGGATAATGTTGATTTCTTAAAAAACCATTATATACAACATCATTTTTAACCACTATATTTTTATCTACATATTGAATACCATCATAAGACATATAAGATTTCCATAGTTTACCATATTTTTTTCTATGGATAGCAAGTTGACCATTATTTCCTTTTTCAATAGCTATTTGCCCATCAGACATACCGCCTACAGACGGATTACCATGAAACTCTAAGTTATCCTGTTTTATATTTAATGCTTTTCGTATTTTTCTTTCAATAGCCACTACGACACCATTTTACTTCTAATAACTCTATATTCTATAGTCATATCATTTATTTCAAACGTACCGCTACTTGCTAAAGTAAATTTAATCTGAATACTTTGACAGGAAATTGGAGAAATTGGTTTAAATGTAGCAATGTCCCAATCAGCTCCAGAATTTGCTGTACTTTCTAAATAATCAGCTCCACCAGAATCACCCTGTGGACTTGTTACTTTAAAATTAGTATAACTTTTTGTTCCATCTACTGCGTAAGATAATGGACGATTTTGTTCTACGCTCGATCTATACGTCATTCTAATTGAATATATTTTTTTAATAGTACCAGGTGATTTAAAATCAATATCTTTAGTAACAAAATGCTGGTCATCACAAGCACTTGAAATTGGTAGATATTTAAAAAAATTAACATCAGAATCTGCAGCTGGAGTATTTACACCAAATATTAAATTACCATTCCAATCAGTAGCAAAATTTGTACAATGTTCACTATGATTTAACATTTTTGTAGTAAATATCCATCCAGCTGAATCAAAATCATATATATAACAATAATTACCATTTACAGAACTATCTGAAGGCGATCTTATAACTATTAAAGAATTACTAATTCCATCATAACCAACCAATGGATCTTTTACATTAGCGCTACCTTTAGCTATTTCAAACCAAGGAATAGAAGTACTTACTAATCCAGTTTCTGTTTCCCCAGAAAAATCTCCCGGACTCAATCCAGTAGTAAAAGTTGATTGAGTAACTGCGATTTTCTTTTCAATTAAATTAATAACCTTACTTCCATCATATAGAAAACAACCAGCTTCATTTACCCAAGCTACTCCAAACTCTGTACGAGTTACACTATAAGAAAAACTAACTCCGTGATATTTTATAGTATCTTCAAGATACCAACCAGAAGGACTTGGACTTGATATATTAATTATATGTACAAGATTATGTTTAAAAGCAAGTAATCTATCAGCAAAAGCTTCAAGAGCAGTGTATTCACCATAATCACCTTTAGATACATCTATAAAATTATGAGGTAAAAACGTATCAAACTTATTTACTTCACTATACATTATTCTATCGCCAAAACGTTCAATATCTCCAGTAGTTCCAAATGTTCTTACGTTAGCTATGAAAGTTCTACGTCCAGCTACTATAGAAGTTTTGTAAGATTCTCCAAGTCTTCCAATGGAAACGTATTTAACATCGGGAGGAAATCCATTAATAGTAGTATATGTATCAATATTTGGACTTAGCGCATTACCAGTAGCATCGCCAATAACATAATAACCATCATCAGCTTCATACGTCCAATTATTATGATCTCCATCAAGAGAGGTTCTAACTCCTTTTACTATATCAATATCAACTAATAATGTTAAATCATCATCTGTATTTTGTTTTCTTATATACACTCTTGCGCCAGAAATTCTACCACTATAGGCTATATCAGAATAAACAGAAACACGTAAAGATTTTCCACCAGCAGTTGTATGTGTTCCAACATCAAGATTAGTAGTATCATCGCCATCTCCCATTTTAACTGGTAGCGATTATTGATTACCATCGTAAACAAAACTTTGATAAAATTCATACGTTGCAGCTTCCCAATTACCATCTGCTGTACCATCGCTAACACCTATATTAAATCCAATTCCTCTTTCTATTATAGGAGTGTCTTCATCTGCATAACTATCTGGAGCAGTACCGCTTAAATTTCCACCGTAAGCTCTACTATATTCTATTGGTACACCAGAAGCTCCTGAAGTTTTGGTACAATGCATAAATTCTTTTGGCGCAACTCCATAATCTTCATCTATAGTAATTACTTCACCTAAAGTACTTTGATCTAACACGGCATTATCAGCAGCATCCTGAAAATTAAAAGATGTATCTGTAAGATTTGCGGCTATAGTACCAGTATCATTTACTTCTAAAGGACTATCTGAATTTCCTGCATTTAATTTTTTAGTACAAACTCCTCTATGCTCACTATAAAAATTAGTATTTGTTGAATCTCCTCCTGTTGCTGTACTACTATGTTCATCATCTGGTAGAGTTGGATTAGTACCTCCCGATTCTCCAACGTTAGCAGAATTAACATAACAATAAGAAACGCTTCCAGCCATCTTTGGGCTTCTTAATAAGTTAGAATGTTCTTGCCATTCTGCAAATACAGGACTATATCCTAATTCTGAACCAGAAGCATCTGCATTTGCATATGCAAACTGATGTCTTTGTATGTAACCATACCATTTTATATAAGAAGAATCCTGCTCATTTATATTACAAACACGTAATGCTTCGTCTGCAAAATGAAAAATATATTTAGCATCACCACCGGATATTGTTGGTTGTATAGCAGATTCAAGCCATCCAGACGTAGTAAAATCCTTAGCAGTATAATCTGTAGTTGCGTTATTAGACCAAACGTGTATATTATCAGCACTGTCTACGTCACCAAGAGCTATAAGTTTATCACCAGTAGCACGTATAACGTCTATTTGTAGATCTCTATTAGTATTAGAAGTTTCTCCTACTACCGTATTACCTTTTAATATGTAATATACGTTGGTGCTATCAATATTAATATCTGATACAAAAAATATTCCATTATTACTTAATGTGCCACTAATCCTAATAGTATCTCCTACTTTTATACGAGAACTACTATTTATATCAGTATGAGTACTGGATTCTCCAGCGGTTAATAACATATAACTTTCGGTTGGTGCAGCCACTATTATTCTCCTAAGCTTAGTTCAGGATCTCCCCTGCCTGAACCAGCTGGTGTACTATCAATTTTTACAAAACTAATATTACCATTACCAGTACCTATAGCTAAAGCGCTACCGCCAGTTTCATCTAAAATAATAGTTTCATCAGGTTTATTACTATGATCAGATTCAAAATAAAATAATCCATATCCACCGCCACCATTAAGATTAGCTACTACTTCAGGTATATATTGAGATAAAGTTGTAGATCCATCTTGATCTTTTGAATGAGCATAAAATTTACCTATTGTTTTTATTTTACCAAGAGCATCAATAGACATATTATCTATAGCACATAATTGATTATCTTCAATATCGCGTGGATCTTTTTTATTATTTATACCACCTGAGAAATCATTTATTACGTATAACTGTTTAGGCATAATTATACCTGTATTGCTCTTCTATACCAGCCATACCAGTACTTTTCAAGTGTTGGTCTACGTTTTACAAGACTTGCGTAGTATTTAACACGATAACTACGTAAACGTTCAGGTTCTAACCTTGATTTCTTTGCATTACTTATTGTTTGAGGTCCTACTTTTCCATCGACTGCGGTAGGTACGCCTTTAGCACTAATAGCCTCTTGTAGTATTTTACCAGCTCTGCTGCGCCCCATATTAACCACCATATCAAAATAAATAAGACGTAATGACTCTGGTATTTTTTCTACTTTTGCTTTATTCCAATAATCTTTACGATATATATCCTTAGCACCATCTTCTGTTAGTGCTTTAATATTTACGTTAGGGTAGGCACGCTTGCTTATTCCGTAACGAGTTTCTCCTCCCGGATCATCTTTATCGTTAGAATATCCACCTTCGTGCTCAAGAATAACGTGCACGGCTTGGTCAAAATTCAAACTACTTTCCTTTAAATACGCCTTGGAGCAAGTCAGTAACAACGTCAACGACACGCTCAAAAAATATTTGCTCTTTTTCTTCAGATACGAAAGGGATATCAATTTTCTCATTAATTTTTGAAGCTATTTCTTTTTCAAATTCTTCAGATCCAAGAAAACCCATAGCTTCATCTTTCATTTTATCAGCTTGAGCTTCTGCCATATCCATTAACATTTTTTTAAAATCCATTATTCTTTCCTTATTTTTTTTATTTTATAACTTAAATATATAATGCTCATAACCGCAACTATACATTGCAATGCAACAGATAGAGTACTAAGTGAAAGAAAGTAGTTGCCCAAACTTATTCCAGCTACCTTTAAAGAGTCACTACCAACCATTTCATCAATTCCTTCCATTCATTCTGCTTAAGGCTCCATCCATTCTATTTAATATATCACTCATGTCATCAATTTCTTTTACCAAATTTTCATGTCTTCTATCTCTTGTTTCGTCAGATCTATTCCAACGTTCAATTAATTTTATTA